TCTTATGGCTCTTTGATGCGATATGAAATAGCGGATTGCGTTGATGATTTTATGGACGGAGTAGAGAGGTTATTAACTAAACAATAATTTAGTGAGGTAGATATGGAGCAAGATAAGACAGACAATTTTAAACTTAAAAAGTCTGAAGAACCTACAGCAGATTCGTACATTCCAAATTCGTTTTTGGAATATTGCAGAATGAAAGGAGCAGAGCAATGATAGGACTAATTAAATATCTAACAGTTGAGCAATTATCAAAGTATCAAGATCATTTGATTATATCTCCTACAGCTTTCAGTGAGGCACAAGCAACAGCTAATAAGAGAGGCTACGAGCAAGGCATAGCAGATAGAGATAAAGAAATGTCTAAATTACCTAATGAGTATGCAGATAAGCTTTGGAAAATTGCCTACGAAAGAGGCAGAGCAAATGAAAGAAACGAAATACTGTCTATGCTAACTACATTCAGAGACAAGCAAAAATCCCATTACAAATCAATGCCTAATGGTTATGCAAGAGCAAAAGAGAAAGGCAGATTTTGGGGATTGGAAAGAGCAAGGTTTCAAGTCGAGTTGAGAAATGAGGTACAGAGCAATGACTAGAGAAGAATTATGTAACAAAATATGCTATTCGGACTACACAAATGATTGTTGTTCGTGTGACGGAAAATATGACTGTAATGATTGCCAAGCAATGATAGACCCAATGCTTGATGATTATGAGCAGACAATAAGGGTAAAGGTTATTGATGAGTTTGCCAATAACCTCATAAAAGGTTTTTCTTGGAGTTTTAGTAAGTACTCAGATGAAGAAACTATAAAAGCGATGATAAATAAGTTAGCAGAACAGCTAAAGTCAACTAAATATATGTTTAAAGGAATAATTAATGGTGGTGGTACAGTTGCTACCAATACAAATGTGCCATTCACTGTAGTAAGAAATACAAACGCAAATACTAGGTATAATGTTACAACTAATGAAATTATTATTGAGAAAAGTGGATATTATAATGTTATGGCAACCTTAACTGCTATAACAACACCAGATGCAACAATAACTGCTCAGTTATATGCAAATGGAAGTCCGATTGATGGAGCATCATCTACTTTTTCAATTAGTGGTACTGAAAGTGCTACATTTACAATCATCGATAATATCAAGGTTGAACCAACCCTGGATGCAAGCAATGTTAGATTGTCTATAAGATTTGATGGAGCAGTAGAGGTTACTGATGCAATTATCTTAGTTGAGAAAGTGAGGTAGTGGTTATGGCTGATATTAAGGATAAAATCGAAATGGAATTAAAGCCTTTTGAAACTATGTGCGAAACCACTACTGAACATCTTAAAAAAATGATTTGCAGTGGAGAACAGGCTAATGGAGAAGAGATTCTTACTGTTGCAAAGGTTCTTGGAGAGATTACAGACATCAAGAAAGATATCGTAGAAATGTGCTATAAAAAGCAGATTCTTGAAGCTATGGAAGAGTCTGATTATGGTGAAGATTACGATTTTAGGGGCAAAAAGCCTTATTCTGAACCTTATAAAGGGGGCAAAATGAGTCCTAAGTACTCTGAGGATTTCTATAAGCACAGAGATATGGATTATCCTAAGAAAATGTATTACACAGAAACTCCTAAGATGAAGGATGCTAGAGAAGGTATCTCTGGTGAAATGAGAAAGACCTATATTGAGTCTAAATCTCTTCATGGAGCAGATTCTGATGAAATGGAAACATTAGAAGAGTTCTTTGATGCTCTTGAATCAGATTTTATGGAACTGTATCCAAGCATGACTATGGCAGAAAAACAGATGAGCAGAAACAAATTCCAAAACATGATTGGAAAGATTAAATAATGATTATTCCTGTTAACAACAGAATGATGAAGGTAATACGGAATTTGAAGGTGAAGAATCACTTGAGTCGTTCATAGGGTATCAAGAATCAGAGGATATGTAATATGAAATCTGAATTAAAAGAAATCGAAAAAATATTATTGAATTTAGGCTGGATACAGTCAAATAACCCAAGTCCTGATGACGATATAATGGATGCTACTGAATTCGTAAAGTCATACTATGGGAACACTATAGGAATTGAGGTCGCTTTAGAAGATTTTTCATTAGATTGCTATGGCAGGTACGGAGTCTGTTCTGTATATATTGTAAAATACGACCAACCTCTTCCTTATCTTCGTGATGATATTCAAAGAATGCAAAAATTCATCCAAGATGCCGAAGTAGAACTCATCACTAATGGCGTTCCATTTAGACCAACTTATGCTTTCCTGAAAAACACAGAACATTATCTTGGTGTAAATATTGATTTGCGAGATAAATATCATCTTAATGACTATGAAAAGGAGTGGGAAAATGCTTAAACCACCTAATTACGACAATATTATTAAAAATATTAAAGAGAAATGTCCTAATCTCAAGGATAAAGATTTTATGCCACGATTTGATACATTTATTCAGATGTGGGGAAGTACCTGTCTCGGCTTTGCTGTAGATGATAACGGTGATGCGATGTTTGGTGGTCAAATGATGACTGAAGCCTATACCTCTGTTGCAGAATTATCGCCCACTCTTTATATCGTATGTTTTAATGAAGAGCCTTGCTACGCAGTAGAAAATCATACTGACGCATTTTTTGAAGATGTTAAAAACAGATTTATGGCTTCAAGAAGTAAATCTAAAGAAAGATACTGATTATTAAGAAGGGAAGAAACGCTATGATGTATAAAAATTTTGAAGAATGGCTTAAATCTAACACTCATCAAGCACATAAAATTATAGTTTATCAGAGTCGGACTTTCTTATATGCCAATTAGCTTGTAACTGTTAATTGATTTAAGAAAGGAAAAGCCTTCATTTATAGTGGATATTTTATTTTGAGCTGGTTGGCATTTTAGAGGGTCCGATTGTCAATTGCATTTCGTGCAAATCGTAAATTTAGCATAATAAATAAATTTAAAAAATTTTGGGAGGGCAGAACGTGGAAGATAGAGAAATGGAAACCAGGAGAGAGATGGAAAGCTTTCATGATCCACAGCAAGCGTTTAACTGCTGGGTAGAGCGTATGTGTGTTGTGAAACAGATGCCAATGTCAGAAGTGCTCAATCTTGCAATGGTTAAGGCAGAAAATAAGAAGTATACGGGAGGGATGTTATGACAAGACAACAGTTAAGCCAGGTTTATTACCTTAATAAAGAACTTAAAATGTGGGAAACAAAGCTGGCAGAATACAAAAACAGCTCAATTGTAAAAGCACAGCAATTAACAGGTATGCCTTTTGCTCCAGCTGGTAACGTCTCAGATCCTACATTTGAGCGTATTGCTAAAATAGTTGAATTGCAGAGTGAAATTGATGCTTTCAGACTTAACATTGAAAATCAGAAAGCAGAGATTGAAAAGTATATTATGACTTTGGACGATTCATTATTGCGTCAGATTATAGAATACAGATGCTGCCAGCTTAAGACATGGGAGCAAACTGCTGCAATGATAGGGTACGGAACGACAGCAGATTCTATTAGAAAGTATTTCAACAGACGTTTTCCAAAAAAATAACAAGTTGTCCGTTTTGTCCGTTTTACTTTTTATATAATAGTAGATGTAGAGATGGGTACAAGAAAAGGTGTTCCTAAATAACTCCTTTACTTGTATCTGTCTCTATTTTTATGGAGTTAAGAAAATGGCTAGAGACTTTAGTAGAGCATTTTATCATTCAAAAGAATGGAAGCTAACCAGGGAATATATTTTGAAGCGTGACAATTACTTGTGTAACAAATGTGGAATGCCAGCACAAGAAGTTCACCATAAGATACATTTAACCCCTGATAATATAAACGACATTGCCATTAGTTTAAATCCTTCCAACCTGGTTAGCTTATGTAAAGAATGTCACTTCAAGGAGCACTACAGAGACAAGGCGGATGGACATAGAACTAAGCCAAAAGACACAGAACTAGATACGGAGCTTTATGTGTTTGATGAGTTTGGACAGCTAATAAGAAAGCAATAGTCCCCCCTATTCAAACTAAAATTTTTACCACGCTAGTACCGTGTGGGTGGCCCTTTTTCTTGACGGATGAAGTTTTTTAGTTGAGGGTGTAGTTTTTTGCAAGGAGTTATTTAAAGATGGCTAGATTTGACGCAACAAAAGAAAAGAAAAAATTAGAGGGAATTATAAAAGATATTCCAGAGGACAAAAAGAAACTTGTTGAGGGCCTTATTGCAGATGCTTCATTTATGGCAGAGCAATTAGAAGTCCTTAGAGATTACATAACTGCTAACGGATGGTCTGAGCATTATCAGAACGGAGCTAACCAGCACGGTAAGAAAACTTGTGTTGAGGCTGATATGTACGTCAAGGTGCAAAAGTCTTATAGCTCTACAATAAAACTGTTAACGGACTTTTTACCTGACAATAAAAGCACACAGAAAAATGATGAAATGCTCGAATTTTTAAGGACTCGTTAATGACAGAGTTTGAAAAATATTTTGGAGCAATTCTTGACGGAAAGATTGTAGCTTGCGACAAAATGAAAAGAATGAGCGAGGTATTAATCGAGCAGTACTTAGCACCTGATCAATTTCATTTTGATTATGAAATCGCAAAAAGGCATACAGATTTTATAGAAACATTTTGCAAGCTTCCTAGTGGAAATATAGGGGAGCCGTTAAAACTAGAATTGTTTCAAAAAGCAAGACTGCAAGCGTTATTTGGTTTTGTTGATGACAACAACCTAAGACAATATAACGAGTGCTTAATTATTGAAGGTAGAAAGAACGGCAAGACCACAGAAACCGCTGCGGTAGAATTAGACTTATTAATTAACGATAAAGAAGGAGCACCACAAATATATAATCTAGCAACAATGCTGGAGCAAGCAAAGCTAGGTTTTAATGCTGCACATAAAATGGTGATGCAGAGCCCTTCACTGGCTAAGTGGATAAGAAAAAGAGCTGCGGACCTTTATTGTGAGATTAATTATGGATTCATTAAGGCCCTTGCTAGTAATAGCAATAGCCTTGATGGATTAGACGTTCACGGAGCTGTCATTGATGAGTTGGCAGCAATTAAAGATAGAGATTTATATGACCTTATAAAACAGGCAATGGGAGCGAGAAAACAACCGCTCCTTTTTTGTATTACAACAAATGGCTTTGTAAGAGATGGAATTTTTGATGCTCAGTACGCTTATGCCAGCGGTGTTATTGATGGAAGCATTAAAGACCAAAGATTTTTACCTTTTATCTATGAGCTTGATGCCTTGGAGGAATGGGATAAGCCTGAATATTGGATAAAAGCTAATCCAGGACTAGGCACAGTTAAGTCAATGGATTATCTTACTCAGATGGTTGCAAAAGCAAAAAGTGATCCAAGCTTTAAGCCTACAGTAATGGTTAAGGATTTTAATATGAAACAGAATCCTGTTACTGCGTGGCTTAATTTTGAGGATATTGTTAATGAGTCTGTTGTTGATATGGACTTTTTATCACACAGTTATGCAATTGGAGGTTGCGATTTATCGGCCACAACAGATTTAACGTGTGCAACATTGCTGATTAGAAAACCTAATGATGAAAATGTTTATGTATTACAACATTACTTTATACCACAAGGCAAGATTGATGCGCTGGAAAGCACTAAGTCAAAAGAAGCACCATATAAGTTATGGTCTGAGCAAGGCTGGATAACAATAAATGAAGGTGCGGCAGTTGATTACAGCAAAGTAACAGAGTGGTTTATAGAAATGGTTGAAAAATACGACATTAGGCCACTATGGATATGCTACGATAGAGCACTTTCAGGCTATTGGGTTCCTGAGATGGAAGGATACGGATTCGACATGGAAAAAACAGCGCAAGGACCTATTACATGGTCATATCCAATGAAAATGATGTATGCAGCATTTGAAGAAAAGAAAGTCATATATCAGAATAATCCGGTCCTTAGATGGTGTTTAGCAAATACTGCTAAGAAATCAACTAATAAAGATGGTATTGAATCCATGCAACCTGTAAAGATACAACAACACAGACGAATTGATGGCATGGTTAGTCTGTTAAATGCATGGGTTGGATATACAAAACATTATGATGAATTTATGCCATATGTGAGGTAAAGCAATGGGATTTTTAGATTGGTTAAAACCAACAAAAATTGTGCAGAAATCAAGTAAGTGGAAAGAATATGGAGGATATAATTCGACATTTATTCCATTTGGTACAAATCTGTATAAAAGTGATTTGGTCAGATCATGCATCAGGCCATTGGCAGAGCATACATCAAAAGCAAATGCCAGATGTTCAAATGAAAGACTTCAGTACATATTGAATTATCAGCCAAATATGTACATGAATGGAGCAGACCTTCTGAAAAAAGTCAGGACAATCCTTGAATTGAAAAACACTGCTTTCATTTTTATCCATAGAGATAAAGCAGGTCATGCAGACGGATTTTATCCGGTTCCATATGAAGCTTTTGAAGCATTGGAATATATGGGAAATCTTTTCGTAAGATTTGATTTTGCAAATGGTGAGAAGCTTGTATGTCCTTGGGAAGATTTAGCTGTATTAAGAAGAGATTACAATATGTCAGATATTGCCGGAGATGATAACACAGCAATCATTGAAATGCTGAATACGATTTCAACTACAAATCAAGGTGTTGCAAATGCTGTAAAGGCAACAGCAAATCTTAGAGGTATTTTGAAATCTAAACAAGCTATGCTTGCAAATGAAGATATCAAGAAGCAGAAAGATGCATTTGTCAATGACTATGTCAATCTTGAAAATTCAAGCGGTATTGCTTCTCTGGATTCAAGCATGGATTTTGTTCCTGTTACAATGCAGCCGGCAATTACTAATGCTGCAACAATGAAAGAATTTAGGGAAAACGTACTGAGATATTTTGGTGTATCTGATGCAATTCTTATGTCTGATTATACAGAGCAGCAGATGGAAGCATTTTATGATGCAAAAATTGAACCATTCCTTGTTGCATTGTCTCTGGAACTTACAAGAAAAGTATTTACTGAAAGAGAAAAAGGATTCGGCAATTTTATTATCTATGAAGCTAATAAATTGCAGTTTGCTTCCATGAGTACAAAGATTTCTCTATTTAAAGAAATTGTTCTTTATGGTGGAATGACAATCAACGAATGGAGAGCTGGAAACAATATGCCGCCTTTGGAAGGTGGAGATGTTCCAATCAGAAGATTGGATGCTGATGTTGTTGATGTAAATCCGGATGATGACAATTCAGATGATGATAAAAAGGAGGATGAAGATGATCAGCAAGAATAGAGAATATCGTTCAATGAAAATTGAGCGCAGAGAAGGACAGGAAGAAGATTTCAAAGTAAGAGGTTATGCTTC